ACTTGGTCAGGTTCTTGGCCATGGCTTTCTGGCCCGCCTTGACCAGCTTGCGGCTGATAGCATCTTCCAGGCCGACATAGCTGATGAACTTGCCGGTGAGGGAGCGGTTACCCAGCAGCGAGAAGCCGCCAAGGATGGTGCGGGCGTAGTAGCTCACGCCGTAGCGGTTGAGCAGATCGCCCTCGGTGGAGGTGTCGAGGATGTTGTACTCGACGACGCGGGAAACGTCCTCGGCGAACGTCACCTGATTACCTGGGCTTTCCCATTGTTTGACCTTGGCCAATGCCGCGATGGCCAGGGACGAGGGCGCGAGAAACACGTTTTTCTTCGCCGCCTTGGAGTACACCGACGGCATGTTGTGCACCAACAGGCAACGGTCGAAACCGAGATCAGCACCGCCCAGTTCGCCGCTGTAGGTCACTTGGTCGGCGACGCTTGCGTCCTTGCCATCCAGCACCACGCGGGCCTTGACGCGCTTGCCAAAGGCCGCGAACTCACCGGCCACCGCCTTGACGCCAGTAAAGCCCGGTGCACCGATGATGGTCAGGTCTTCCGGCACGCTGGCCAATGCAGCCAGGCCCAACTTGCGACCGGTGACAGGCTCGTCGCCGCCGATCACATTGTTCTGGGTATCAGCCGCGGTTGCGCCCTCCTCCACGATCACCACGTAAACCGGCACCTTCACCACTTTGAGGATCTGGTACACCGCATGGAACAACGTGCCCGACTCGGTGCCAGTAGGATCCAGCAACGCCTGGGTGGTGAAACTGTTGATGCGGAACGGGGAGTTTTTCGGGATCGACGCGTGGGCTTTCGGCGCGGTGCCGACCAGGCCAATCACGTTATCGCCCAGGCCACCCATGGCCTCGGGGGACTCGGTCGCGTTGACGGTGATGCCGTTGTGCTCGAAGTTCAAAACCTCAGCCATGATTAGTCAGCCTTCTGGGTAGTGGCCTTTTTGGCCGGGGTGGCGTTGAGGACGCTGGTCAGTTCCAGGCGTCCGGCGGTGCGCAGGGCGGTTGCTTCGACGTCCAGCAGGTCCAGCTCCTCGCCGACGACAGACCAATGGCCAGCGTGGGTGGGGAAAGGGATTAGGACGGTGTAGGTTTGGCGGGTGGGCATATGCACTCCATGCACAAAAAAGCCGCTCAAGGCGGCGGGGGTTCTAGATCAGGAAAGAAAACGCCCCGTCAGTGCGGGGCGTTTATTCGGTTTGGTTGGCGATCCAGGCTGGCGGTTCTGGCCGTTCCTGGTTATTAGGGAAGTTCGGCGATTGCGGCCAATCGCGCAGTGATTGCACGTACAGCAGCAACTCAGAAAACTGCTCAGTCGCCAGCGTTGTGTCAACACCGATCTCAAGTTCATCGCGATGACGCTCACGCAGCCATTTGACGCTTTCAATTTCAGCGTCTCGCCACATGCGCTCTACGACCTCAAGGTCAATCTCAATGACTGGCGCACTGATCAAATAGGGCTGACCATTATCATCGTGCGCTCGAATCTTGCCTCGCTCCGGGTTTGCAATAACCTGTAGAAAAACCTCTTCCGAGATCTCTACTGCATCACTCGGAATATTCTCGCCATGTATTGCAGGCAAATACGTGCAACCTGTCGATGAACTATAAAAACGCATAAATTCTCCTTATCTGCCGAAAGCAAACCAGCGAGCAACAACGGTTGCCGCAGAGGTGACTTGTTTATCGCACGTCAAGGTCATACCTTTTTTCGTGACCTGGTACACGTAAGACCCGATCACTGAGCTCAAGATATCGCTATCAACAGTCCAGTCGGCATAGAGCACAGAATATGGGAACTCAACGGGAAACGAGACGGGCAGCAAACTATCGCCGTTTGTCTGGTATTCAACGGCACCCCATTGAATAACCAAGCCGCCTAGCCAACTTGGGAAAACGAAATAGCCCGTTGGGGTAAAGCTTGAGGCAAAGCCGAGGCGCAGCTTTTTCGGTGTGACCATGACCAGATCATTGGTGCTATCAAGCATTTGCACAGCCGTGGCGACCTTGGTTGTACCTTGCTTGAGCTCGGTTGCCTGCGATGTCAGTGCTGCCAGTGCCGAAACATCGATGACGCCCTGGTTGACTGGGGCGTTCCACGCTTTGATGCACCAGATGACCGCTAGGTTTCGAGGGCGAGTACCGCCTAAGCCAAGGTTCTGGGTCGTCTGATTACCTGACCCAAAAATGGAATAGCTGACGGGATAATTGCTTTGCACAATAGGATCCAGGCCATGTGCATTCAATACCCCGGCGTCCGGCCCCGTGTGCCACAGCCCCCCAACAGCAGGGCTTTCGGTACTGTAGTCAAACGCCTGTAGTGTACTTTTTTGCCAACTGCCAACTTCTCGACCCGCGTCAACGCCACGGCCATGATCCCAGCCTCGCAAGAACTCTCCGCGGGACTCAGGCAACCGGAAGTTTCCGACACCTTCATCACCCTTATTGAACGTGCCCCCCAGAAATTCGGACAGGTCGGGGTAAGCTGCGGCGCTTTTGATACTCCCATCAATCTCAAGAAAACCTAGCGGAATTTTATTCACGGGAAAGGCGATGACAGAGCCGACCGGTAACGCCGATGCTTTGGCAATCAACGTATCGACCTCAGCCTTCGAATAGGTCCCCTTTGCCACGTAATCCACCACCCACGCCCGAGTCGCCTTCACCACCGTGTCATCAATTAACAACGTCACGTTAGCGGCATTGGTCGTCTCGAAAATCGAGCGAATGTAAAACTCTTTCCCGGCCCCCGACGTCGTCAACACCGGCTTGTACGACTCCGGATATTTCACGACCGCATACAAAATTCCGGTGTCCGTCCACAGCCCGGCTTCCCGCACATACCAGCCGCCGACATTCGACGGAATGGTGACCTCAGCCATCAGCCAGTTGGCGTTTTTTTCATCTTGAAACAGCGCGTTCAACGGCCCACGCCAGACTTCGCGTTTCAGCGCTTTTGCGCTGGCATCCGGGTTGTAGACCGCGCCGTTGCCGTCGCCGACGGAGATTTGTGCGAGTTTGATCGGCACGCCAGCAGCCTTGCAGGCGGTTTCGTAGGCGATCCCCGCGTTGGTGAGCAGGGTGTAATAGTCAGCCATTTAGTGCTCCTGTGGATAAAGGGTGGTGGTTTCGACGGTGTATAGCCCGGCCGCCAAACAGGCGCGGCCCGTGGCCTCAACGCCGGCCAGCACGTTTGGGTAGATCGTGGTGAGTTCGCCGCACAACGTGGCGCCGCCGATGCTGTGGCGGCCCGACGCGCTCAGGCCGACAGAGACCGAGAAGATGTCGCGCTCACTTTTGGCATCGGCCAGGCGTCGATCGAGTCGCAGATCAGTGGCTTCGCTGTAGGGCAAATCGGTCCAGACCCGGACGGCAAAGCTGTAGGGCACAGCGCGCGGTTTCTGCTCGTACCAGGCACGGACTTCGGGGCGCAATTGCAGGCCTTTGACGGCGTTTTCCAACGCTTGGCGAGTGCCTGCCTGGCGAGCGGTGGGCCAGGCAAGTTTGACGGTCAGGCGTTTTTCGGTCTCGGGCGCGCTGGTGCTCCATTCGTTCACCGCGCGATCCGCTGCCAGGTAGGGCAAAAACGCCGCTGGTGTACGATCCGGGTCCATCAGTTGGGGAAACGGCGGTGCTACCCGCTCCAGCAGCTGACCAAAGCCCAGGTCCAACGCCTTTTCCAGCGGTGAACTGTTGGCGGGCAACAGGCTCGTCTTGGGCTCACTCATAGCGTGCGTACCTCCACCTCGACACCCGTGCAGTACGGGGCCTGGAACGCCGAACTGATGATCGGCGCCAGCGGTTCGAGGATCTGCAGTTGCACAGCGCCGGCGCTGTGGATGGCGTAGTCGATCCAGCTCGGGTCGACCCGACCTTCCAGGCGATGGCAGGAATCGGCGTAGGTTTGCAGCAGCTGTTGCGCGGCAACCTGGGTCAACCCGGAATCGGGGCCGGCGTTGATCTTGGCGATCACGCGGATCTTGTAGCGTTGGATCTGCGCGCCTTGGACCGTGACCAGATCGGTCTCCGGTCGCACATCAGGCCGTGCGAAATGTCGCCGCACGCCGTCAAGCAAATCGGCGGAAGCGCTGCCATCTCCGTCCCTGGAGAGCACTGTCACCATCACCTCGCCAGGCGCGGTACGCCGCCCGTTGCCATCCTTGATCCGCGCGGCATAGCCGTCCGGGTCGAAGGTGTAGCTGACCGTCACCACGCCCGACGTGGCGCTTTGCACCTTGACCGCTGGCCGCTCGCCGAGGGTGAACACTTCGCGGCGATATTGCATGCGCGAACCCGCCGCTGGTGCGTGGGGTGCCAGGTAATAGCGCAGGCGGGCGTCGTCGTCGCTTTCCAGCGTCGGCGGCACCGGCGGGAAAGCGGCCGGGTCGCCGGGGTCGAGTACCTGGCGCTCCAACCCCATATCCGCCAGGCGTGCATCCAGGTTGCTGCCCGTGGCCCACCACGCCAGCATCTGCTTGATGCGCGCGTTGTACTTGCGTTCGTGGGTTTGCAGGCGCACACAGAATGCTTCCAGCGCCAGGGTCAGCAGCTCGCTTTCATTGTCGAGGCTGACTTTGAGCTTGGCTGCGCTTTGCGGCGCACGGGTCGCGACGTAATCAACAACAAACGTCTTGAATTGCGCCAGCAACGGCTCGAAGTCGTCGACCGAAATAATCGCCGGTTCCGCCAGTTGGTTCTGGCCAGGGATCAGCATGCTCATGTGACGACCTCGAAGGATTGTTGGCGGTTTTTCCAAGTGCCGGCAAAACGCAGCAACAAACCAGCGCCCTGACGGGTGGCGACGATGACCTGGGGTTGAAAGTCGGTGATGCCGTTCTGAGCGTTGTAAAACGCGTCGGCGGCGTGACTCTGGGCGAGGATAAGCAGGTCATCGCCCAGGTTCTGGCCGAGTAAATGCGGGATTTTCGAGCCGTACAACGGGCGCTTCTGGCGGGTGCCCACGGGGGTGGTCAGCGCTCGGGTGGCGCGCTGTACGAATTGCAGCCAGTCATCGACGGCTGCTCCGGTATTCCTATCGATTCCGATCATGGCAAATCCTTATGCGCTGCTGATCACGCGGCCTTGGTGATCCACCAGCGGGCCGCTCAAATGCACGCCGGCGGCATCCAGCAACAAGCCGGTGGCGCCGAGTTGCAGGGTGATGCTGTCCTCCGTCAGCGCCAGCATGGCTGCACCGAGGGTGACGTTCATGTGTTCGCGGGAACCGCTGACGCTGGTCGGCCCGTTGCTCCAGTTGAACGTGTGACTGGCATCGTCGTACTCGCTTTGGGTGCCATCCTGATAACGACGCCGGGTCAACGAAGCGACGCCAGAGACCGGCGGAAACAGACTACTGTTGAGGCCGAACAAGGCCACAGACTGGGCTCCCCCCTCCCCGCCGCCGTAGTTGAGCAAAAGGCATTGCTCACCGACCGAGGGAATTCGGGTTTCGCTCTGCGTGCCGGCGCTGGGGTTAAAAAAATGGATGGCCGGGCTGAGCAGTTCCCCATGGCTGACCTTGCAGGTACTGCTGGCGGCGTCGACCTCTTGGCACACGCCTATCCGACAGAAGCTTTCCGCACGTCGATACAGGTCTTCAAGTTGGGCTTCCATTTCCACCAGGCGCTCGACAATCGGCCCGAGTTGCATGCGCAGCAATGCGTCGAACATGGACTACTCCTGAAGTGGACGATATTGATCCGGATCGTTGATGTCGGAGACTTCCCAGGTGCGGGCAAACAACGGTTTTCCTGTGGGATCTTCGAGCAGCGACGGGCCAAGGTAGAGGGTTTGGCTGAAGGACACGGTCCAGGTGTCGTAGTCCGTTTCTGCACCGGTGGGTACGTAAGGTGCGGCGACGATGGCGGTGGGTAAATCGCACTGATTCGGCGGCAGGCCCCAGCGGTTGTCCAGGGCCAGGTCCATCAGTTGGCTGGCAAGATCGCAGGCGTCAAACGCCGCTGCCCCGCTGGCGACCGTAATCTTGAGTGACACCACCAGCACGTGTGCCTTGCGCCCTTCAAGGGAGCGCACGTCGGGGCCGTTGCGCTCCATGCTGATGAGCACACCGGTTTTATCGCCGGCGCCAGTGAAGTCGTGGTGATTACCGACATGCAGTTGTGGGAAAGCGCTCTTGAGCGCGCCCCCAATCGCCACGGGCAGTTGGGAAGGTTTTTCGATAAGGGTCATCTTGTTGCGTCCTTGCGGCGGTTATTGCTGATCCGGGTGGGAAGGCGGGGTCTCGTTGACCCCGATACGCTTGGCCGCCCAACGTTCATAAAGACCGATGGCGACGTCCGCGCCGGCCATGGCGGTCAGGCAACCCAAGGCGCCGGCGGTCCAGACCGACAGGCCAGCGGCGTACAACAGCATCAATGCCGAGACCCCGCAGACCATGCACGCCCCGGACCGCAAGGCCAGGCGTCGCACCAGCGACCAGCCTCTGGCGCCCTCCTTGTCAGCACGCCACATTTCACCGCTGACGCCACCGATCACGGCCAGCACGATCACCAGCCAGATCGGCATTTCCGCTAACGCTTGCTGCTCGTTTGTCATTTCACGCCTCCTGGCTGAGCAATGCCGGCAAAGCGCCGGATTTAAGGTACTTCCGTGTGTAGGTAAGCATTCCAAAAAGCCCGGTGGACCGGGCTTTTCAGTAATGCTGTCCTCAGTCCTTCGGCGCTACTGGCGCGGTACGGACCTGTCCTTGATGTTTTTCCGACCACGATCCCTGTCTGCCGGATAACTGCTTCTGGTGCTTTACGCTGCACACCCGGGTCAGTTGCCAACCCTCTGAACCGTCAAGGCCGGTTCATCGCTGCCTGATTTTGTAACGCTGTGAAACTAAAGAGCGTCGGCATCCTTGCCGTTACTGCCTGGCGTCCGTGCCATCGCTTTGATGGCGTCCTTGCCGATGTTGCGTGCCTTCCTTGTCTCTCCTGGCAGCATCCTTGCCGCCTCCACCAGGCCTTGTTGGCTGGCTTGAGATGAAGAATAGGCATGTATGGATATACAGTCAATGCATAAATGCATTTATATTTCGCAACCGATGCACGAATGCATTAGCGAACCTTGCCGGCCGTGGGCTCGCCAGCTTTCAACAGGCGAAAAAAAACCCGCACATCGCGGGTTTTTTCTTACGTATGGAGGTTAACGGGCGTACATGCCCCACCAGAACACATGCCCAAGGATGCTGATCTGCTCATCCTGGATATCCTGGAAGCTGTAGTCCTCGTCCGGGTGTTCATCACGATTAAAACTGCGCAGGCGAATGCCAGTTGGCAAGCGATAGAGCTGTTTGACGCGCAACTGACCGTTGTGATTGATGGCATACAAGTCGCCATCGACGATGTCACCAATGCCGCTCTTGCCCGCATTCACCCCAACCGTTGCCCCGTCACGCAACACCGGCAACATGCTGTTGCCACGCACGGTCACGCACTTGGCCTGGTCGAACTGCACGCCGTTATGCCGCAGGCTGCGCTTGCCGAACCGCAGGCTGGCCTTTTCGCTTTCTTCGATGACGAATCTTCCTGATCCAGCCGCCAATTCAACCTCGCGTAGAAAGGGGATCGACACTTCGTCGTCCTCAACCGGGGTGTCGTCGTCCCACAGGCTGATGTCCTTGAGTTCAGAATGCACCGGGTCGCGGATGTCATCACGCGGCACAGCCAGCGCGATACGCCCGCGCATCTGGTCGGTGCTGACGCGAAAGTAGTCGGCGATGCGGGAAATGTGCTTGTCCGAGGGGTCCACTATCTTGCCGTTGAGAATCCGGGACAACGTGGATTGAGGCACGCCGGTGCGCCGGTAAAGCTCCATGGGGGAGATCCGGTCGCGGTCCAGCAGCTCGCGTAAGACGATAGAAACGTTGCGTTTTTGCATAACGCGGAATAGTGACGGCAGCCTAGAGGCTTGGCAAATTCTAATTTGCATGGTGTATGCATTGGCGGCTGCTTGGTACCTCGCCGTTAGCGACCTGCGAAGCCCCGACCGCACGTGTTAATCTTGCCGCCATCGCAAAATCGCAGGGCCGAATGCCCCACCTTTGCCCCACTCCTTTCAACGAATTTGCTAACTATCTGATGAGTAAGAACACTTCCGATCTGTCCTCCCACACCCCGATGATGCAGCAGTACTGGCGCCTGAAAAACCAGCACCCTGATCAGTTGATGTTCTATCGCATGGGCGACTTCTACGAGATCTTCTACGAAGACGCGAAAAAGGCCGCCAAGCTGCTGGATATCACCCTGACGGCACGTGGGCAATCGGCGGGGCAGTCGATTCCAATGTGTGGGATTCCTTACCATTCGTTGGAAGGTTATCTGGTCAAGCTGGTGAAGCTGGGCGAGTCGGTGGTGATCTGTGAGCAGATCGGCGACCCGGCCACCAGCAAAGGGCCGGTAGAACGCCAGGTGGTGCGTATTATCACGCCAGGCACGGTGAGTGATGAGGCGCTGCTGGATGAGCGCCGCGACAACCTGATTGCGGCAGTATTGGGCGATGAGCGTCTGTTTGGGTTGTCCGTGCTGGACATCACCAGCGGCAACTTCAGCGTGCTGGAGATCAAGGGCTGGGAAAATCTACTGGCCGAGTTGGAGCGCATCAATCCGGTGGAGTTGTTGATCCCCGATGATTGGCCCAAGGACCTGCCAGCGGAAAAACGTCGTGGGGCCAAGCGCCGTGCGCCGTGGGATTTCGAGCGCGACTCGGCACTGAAAAGCCTGTGCCAGCAATTCTCGGTGCAAGACCTGAAAGGCTTCGGCTGCGAAACCCTGACCCTGGCCATCGGCGCTGCTGGTTGTCTGCTCGGCTACGCCAAGGAAACCCAGCGTACCGCCCTGCCGCACTTGCGCAGCCTGCGCCACGAGCGTCTGGACGACACCGTGGTGCTCGATGGCGCCAGCCGTCGCAACCTGGAGTTGGACACCAACCTGGCCGGTGGCCGCGATAACACCCTGCAATCGGTGGTCGATCGCTGCCAGACCGCCATGGGCAGCCGATTGCTGACGCGCTGGCTGAACCGTCCGCTGCGGGACTTGAGCGTGTTGCAAGCGCGTCAGTCTTCCATTACCTGCCTGCTGGACGGCTATCGCTTTGAAAAACTGCAGCCGCAGTTGAAGGAAATCGGCGACATCGAGCGCATCCTGGCGCGGATCGGCCTGCGCAATGCTCGCCCACGCGACCTGGCGCGCCTGCGCGATGCCCTCGGCGCCTTGCCGCAATTGCAAGTGGCGATGACCGAGTTGGACACGCCGCACCTGCAACAGTTGGCCGTCACCGCCGGCACCTACCCGGAACTGGCGGCGCTGCTGGAAAAGGCCATCATCGACAACCCGCCGGCGATCATCCGCGATGGCGGAGTGCTGAAGACCGGATACGACAGCGAGTTGGATGAGCTGCAAGCCCTGAGCGAAAACGCCGGGCAGTTCCTGATTGACCTGGAAGCCCGCGAGAAAGCCCGTACCGGCCTGGCCAACCTGAAAGTCGGCTACAACCGCGTCCACGGCTACTTTATTGAATTGCCGAGCAAGCAGGCCGAGTCGGCGCCGATAGACTACCAGCGTCGTCAGACGCTGAAGGGCGCCGAGCGCTTCATTACGCCAGAGTTGAAGGAATTCGAAGACAAGGCATTGTCGGCCAAAAGCCGCGCCCTGGCTCGGGAGAAGATGCTCTACGAAAACCTGCTCGAAGACCTGATCGGTCAGTTGGCGCCGCTGCAAGATACCGCCGCCGCCCTGGCCGAACTCGACGTGCTGAGCAACCTCGCCGAGCGTGCGCTGAACCTTGACCTGAACTGCCCGCGCTTCGTCAGCGAGCCGTGCATGCGCATCGTGCAGGGCCGCCACCCGGTGGTGGAACAGGTGCTGACCACGCCGTTCGTGGCCAACGACCTGTCGCTCGACGACGATACCCGCATGCTGGTGATCACTGGTCCGAACATGGGCGGTAAATCCACCTACATGCGTCAGACCGCCTTGATTGTGTTGCTGGCGCATATCGGCAGCTTTGTGCCGGCGGCCAGTTGTGAGTTGTCCCTGGTGGACCGCATTTTCACGCGGATCGGCTCCAGCGATGACCTGGCCGGTGGCCGTTCGACCTTTATGGTGGAAATGAGCGAGACCGCCAACATCCTGCACAACGCCACCGAGCGCAGCCTGGTGCTGATGGACGAAGTGGGTCGCGGCACCAGCACGTTTGACGGCCTGTCCCTGGCTTGGGCCGCCGCCGAGCGCCTGGCGCACCTGCGCGCGTATACGCTGTTCGCCACGCACTACTTCGAGCTGACGGTACTGCCGGAAAGCGAACCCCTAGTGGCCAACGTGCATTTGAACGCCACCGAGCACAATGAGCGCATCGTGTTCCTGCACCACGTACTGCCTGGGCCGGCTAGCCAGAGTTACGGCTTGGCCGTGGCCCAGCTCGCCGGCGTGCCGAACATAGTGATTGCCCGTGCCCGCGAGCACCTCAGCCGCCTGGAAACCACGGCCCTGCCCCAC